ATCATAGAGAGCCTATTGCTCATCTTGAACGGAGAAGTAAAGCTGATATCAGATGCATCTTTTGAAAGAGTCTGTTCGCTAATTGAATATTCAACGCTCCACAGTGTACCAGCAGCTAATTCATCATAAGGAATAAATGCATTCGGGTTTCCAGTAAAGAGTTCGCATTCATACAGCCAACCTGTCCCATACTGTTCTCCTTCTTTCCTAATCCTGATTTTATACAGGTCAGGCTTCATACCAACTATGATATGAGTTACAAAAAACATCTTTTCAGGGAAGAGCATGTAAAATACTTCACCACCTTTACCAATCTGCGGTGTAGCAGAAGTAACAGCTACGAGAGTACTAGCATCACTTTTTGTATAAGCTGCAGTAAGAGGAACATTCTTTTCGTCAGAGCCTTGAAGCATCCATTCGAATTCTCTGTCATCCTCAATCTCGTGTGTAGGATATTTGTTGAGCAGAGTCAACATATCATCAGGAAGGTTTACTTCGTATAACCTCTCTATATACTGAGATATTTGAATAGGTTTCTCCTGAAACAGAGCACCCAGGTTATTTTCAGTAACCAAGCCCGAAAAATCCTTCGGTTCATAAACTTGATTTGGGAAAACTTTCATTTTTATAAATATTTAAAATTGTTTAAGTTATATTATACGTTTTGGCAATTGTATTAATAAGTTTACTACTTGCTTTTTTTCCTTCTCTTGTTTGAAAAGTACCTTCGGTCATAGTGTCAGTTTTTGAAATAGCTTCTTCAAATTCTTTAATTGTGTCCTTTTTTCCTTTCTCTACTAATTTAGAAAAGTCTGAAAATCCCTTTGTTATCTCAAATAAATAATGTAATTTAATTTCAAACTCCATTGGGTTTTCCATTCTAGCAGCTACTATCCTATTAACAGGATTGCCGTTTTTATCTTTACCTGCAGGAACAGTCATTGATTTTATTAGTTCTGACTTAACCCTATCATTTAACTTAAGCCCCGGAATTATTTCAGTTGCCTCCTGAACTCTTTTATTAAGATTAGCTAACTCAGCTCTAGCCTGTTCTTGCATCATTTTTTCTTTCTGCTTTGCCTGCTCTACAGCTTGTGTCTTTTCAGTTTGTATAAGTTCTTTAAGTTCTGCTGCAGCATTTAAAGCTTCTTCTTCTAATTCTCCACTATCTTCATAGTATTGAATTTGATTGTCTATCTTCTTATCAGAAAATTTAGAAGTCTTCTTAAGATAGTCCCTTACTGTTTTCTTCTGTAAAGAAATATCTTCTTTAATCTTATCTTCATCTAGAGAAAGAGTTTGAACTTCTTCTTTATCTATTTTTAACAACTCTTCCAAAGGAACACCTTCTTCATAATTATTAATCAGATCTTTAACTCTAGAAGGAAGAGTATCTTTATACATTTCAACTGCTCCAATTATTTCATTAATCATTGCAGTTTTAAGTCCTTCCGCAGTGCCGTCAAAGTCTTCCATGTTTAAATTAGGAAGAACGCCCTCCTCCTTTAAAAGCTTTGCATACGGAGTAAATGGAGAAGAACTTTGCTTTTTATCTGGATTAGTGGAGGAGGGCTTCTCTTCTTCCTCTATTTCTTCCTCTTGTTCTTCTTCCTCTTCTTCTAACTCTTCAAGATCTATAAGACCTTCTTCTTCTTTCTTGTCTTCTTTCTTCGTTTCTTTATTATCGTCTGTAGCTTTAGTAGCCTCAACGAAACCACTAAAATCACCTACTCCATCTACTTCAATTGGCTCTCCTACCAAAGATGCCAAATCAGTGTTAAATATTCCGTCCTTCTCCATAACAATAATTTATTATACAAAAATATATTCAATTAATATTTCACACAAATTTTTTACTATTTATCAATTTCTATTATAAACTTTACTTATAGATTTTCTAAAATTTAATTTTAGATTATCGTGGTATAGTAGTTGTAACCAACTTCTTTTTAGTTAATGAAAACACAGATTTTCGGTCTCGTGTATGAGTACTTCCACATTCAGCACATCTATATGCAGGATACTTTCCTGTATTTGTGACATGATATCCATCATGCACTAATTTATCAGATCCACAAATAGCACATACTTTTTCTTCCGCTTCCATATATACACCGATATTAGGATGGCCCTTGACCCAGGGTCTAAGCTTCATATAAACTTCTTCTAATAAAAATACATCCCCTTGATTGTATTTCTCCATATATTCAAGAGCTTTGTCATCACCGTTTTTAGATCTCTTCCAAAGACTGAAATCTGTCTCTAATTTTTCATCAAATCCAAATACTCTAGCTAAAGCATTTAATGAATTATGAGTAAAACCAAATTGCCTTTGAGCAACTTTTAATGTATCAATAGTTCTATAAGGACTTGTAGGCGGTAAACCATTTACTAAGAATCTTGTATTTATATTGGGAATATCAAAATTATCACCGTTGTGAGCTATAACAATATCTGCCTGATCAAGCACATCCCAAAGTCCATATACAATCCTTCTATCATTTTCTTCAAGAACCTCTGTTCCAGTAAGTCTCATACTCATTACTTCATTAGACCCAAGCCATTTTGCAGCCCAAGTAAGCATAAACCATTTTGATATTACTTGACTATCTGATACATGTGCTTTCCATACCTGAGTCTGCCATATGTACGCCTCTAAAGGAGTTGTCTCAATATCGAGAAGTAATATTTTAGGAAACTTTTGATTCTTACTTCTTACTAATTCTTTAGCCTTGTATATATTATCTTTTGTTGTTTTATATTGTTTTGCTAATTTTCCAGCACCCATATTCAACATATAGGTTTTATTCTCCATTAAAATAACCAAATCATCTAACTTCATTCTCCTGTCTTTTTAGGTTTACTTCTGTTGTTTCTTTCTGTCTCCGCTTCGACAGCTTTATTATGTCGTATAGTTTCCGCCAATTGTCTATCTTGGAGGTCTTTTTTCGTTTCATGTTCTCTTTCCTGCATTTCAATTCCAGAACTATCTTCTTCCTTTCCTAATTTTAATAACTCTATTCTTAAGTTCATATCTATTTCATACTTCTTAAGATCTCTGTCTTTTTGTTTTTCTTCAGCTTCTTTAACAGCTAACTCTTTAGCCATATCTAATTTCATCTTTTCCATTTGCTCTGCCTGTTTAGCTCTGGCTTCTTCATCCTCTTCAAGCAAATGAGCTTTTTCAGCCATACTTTCAGACTTGAGAACGTTTAGAAGAACAGAAGCTGCAGAACCATTTTGTACAAATGATTGAGCAAGGGATTCAAGTATTTGATTTATTTTAGCATCTTCAGATGAAGAATTCACAAACACATCATAATCAGCATTTGAAATAGCATCTCCATTTATATCAAGTAACATTCTAGATGCATCATCTAATATAAAATCAGCTTTTAAGTTCTTACCTTTATATATCTGTTTAGCTATATCAACACAAGCTTGCAGTACTCTACGTTTTGTATCTTCGTGTATAGTAAACCATTTTTCAGTAGTATGCGATGATTGAGTAATAGCTCTCTCTACACCACCAACAGTTTCTCTATTGTCTACCTGCCCTTCTCTTTGCTTAGTAATACCAGCAATAGTTCCCAATTGCTGCTCTATATACGCAAGCATTGATATGTTCTGTTGTATAAATTGTCCTATTTCAGGAGATATGGCTTTATTAGTAGTATTAAAGTTACCGGCTAACTTTCCTTGAGCTTGTCCTTTCTTACCTTCGTTAAATGGATCTACAACCATATATCCAAGTATATGAAGATAATACATCCACTTGTCAAGATCCCAATCGTCAGGTATCTTAGAAGTATCAAGTTCTATAATAGGACCGCCAAATCTAGCTACTAATAATTCCAATCTACGCATATAAATATTATACGCAAATTGAAATGGAGCCATTCTAGACATCATAGATACTCCACAATCAGTGCCTATATACCCAAGATCACATTTAGATTTATTATTTAAAGATCTGATTTGAAATTTCCTTGGCCCCATTTTAACATATCTAGAGCCACCAATTTTAGTTCCTTCATAGGCCTCATTAAC